CATTAATGTTAATAACCCGGACATTGCAGATAGTACAAGTTATCTTACAGATGCTAAACCCGTACATAGTTATACTGCATCTATTATGCAACAGCAGGGCATCCTCAGAGACAAGTACAGAGGTCCTATCAGTACAAGTGCAACAAGAGAAGCATCAAGTAGAGTAGGTTGGGGTGTAAGCACTCCGGGTCGTCCTGTGTATCAAGGCGGATTAACTGATGAAGATATTGCAAGTAAATTAGACTTAGCTCCAGAAAATTATAGAGTAGTAACAAGACGTGGCGGACACTCACTTGTTATGGATGACGGAGACATCATCGGTAGAGATCAGTTAATCAGATTGCGTACTGCATTAGGACATCAAATACTAATGAGTGATGACGGACAGATGTTATCTATCTTGCATTCAAATGGACAAACATATATTGAATTAGGTAAAGAAGGCACAGTTGATATCTTTGCTACTAACTCAGTTAATGTACGTACACAAGGTGATCTTAACTTACATGCAGATGAGACACTTAACTTAAGTGGTAAAAATGTAAACATCAACTCATCAGAAAATACTACTCTCAATGCAGACAAAGCATTTAGTCAACGAGTAGGAGAAGACTATAGTCTATATACACTACAAAATTTAAAGATAAAAGCAGACGCCGCACTAGCATTAGAAGCAACAGGCCAAGTAGGAATTAAATCTGCGGCAGAGATTTTCAACGAAGGTTCAAAAATACATTTAAACGACGGAGCCGCAAGTTTAACTCCAGAAGTAGTAGAGCCAATAGATATTATTATGCATCCAGATACATTGTTTGATGAGACAGTTGGCTGGGCGGCCGCACTTGCTAAAATTCCGAGTATTACTTCACGTGCACCTGCTCACATGCCATGGATGAATGCTAATCAAGGTGCAGATGTACAAGTAGATCCTAGTGCAGAAGGTTCGTTACCCGAAGCACCGTCAGGTAGTTTAACTAATTTAAACAGTAACATCGGTGATTTAGGCGTCGCTGGTCCACCAGTCAGCCCTACTGCGGCATCTAGCATTTCAGAAGTAGGTGCTATTAGTAGTGCATTAGATAAAAATGCTACAACAACATTACTTGCAGGCGTGGCATCTAAAGCCATAGGTGATAGTGTAGGCGGAGCAGTAGCCGGACTAACAAACTCAGTAAGTGGTGTGGCATCTTCAGCATCATCATTGACTTTAGGCAAATTTGGACAGACACCATCTCAGATGTCTGCAGGCGGAATACTTAAACCAGGTGCAGACACACTAGTGAATACTTTAGTTTCTGCTAACGTAGGAGGCTCCGCAGTAAATGCTATTAAAGGAGCAGTGCCTAGCAATGTATTACCCAACTCAGCATTTACAGGTAAAGGTGGAGTTAGTTCAGTTGAGCAATATGTAGGTTCAACCTCATCACAAGCAAAGGGTGTTGTACAAACATTACAAAAAGGACAAAAAGCATTACAGACTGTAGGCGCGATCACAGGAAAAGAAGCATCAGGTGGATTAGGCAGTGTAGTATCAGGTGTACTAACTTCTAAAAGTGCAGGTGGAAATCTCGGAGACAATGTTAAAACAGTATCCGGTATAATTAACAAATCTACCTCAGGAGGAATAGCAGGAGCTATCACTGGCGGAGGACAAGATGTTTTAAATTCAATGAAGTCTGGTGCACAAGCAGTTGTAACATCACAACTATCAGGAGCTGTAGGTGGAGTTACTAAAGCACTAAACACACTCGGCGGAGCATTCCCTGGAACTGGTATTGGATTAGATTTAAATATAGGGGCGGCGGCATCATCATTCAAATCGATCACTGCATCGTTTGGTAAACTAAAAGCTGGTGTACCACAAGACTTAACTGCAATTGCAGGAGAAGCCGCGGCAAAAGTATCAGGTGCAAGTTCAGGTATGAGTGCATTAGACTTAGCAGACCCAAGTTCTATTACAGGAGACTTGGCAGCCTCAGTTGGAGCCGGAGCATTAGGCGGAGTCGCAAGTCAATTAACAACTGCATCAGGTGCAGTAAACAGTGCAACAAGTATTGCATCTGGAGCAGTATCATCAGTAACTGGAGCAGTAGCAGGAATAGCAAACAAAGCACCAAGCGGCGCATTAGGAGCTATCAACAATGCAGTCTCAGATGTCAGGAGTGTTTCTTCTAGTGTTACATCATTGACTCAAACAAATACGTTGCAGAATGCCGCAACTAAAGTTCAACGTGGAGCCACTGCAACAATCTCAAGCACTATTGCATCTGGTGTAAGTAACTTACCAGGTGGACAAAAGCTAGGGTCAAGTGTTATTAACAATGCTAAAGGATCAGTCAATGCAATAGCAGACGGAATAGGAGGCGTAACTAGTTCTCTATCAAATGTTGCCTCAAAAGCATTCTCAGGAACTGATGTTGGTGGAGCAATTAAAGCAGGAAAATCTGCATTAGGTGCAATTGATAAATTAGGTTCAGTCACTGGAGGACTTTCAAGTTCATTGAGTCCTGGTGCGGCTGCCGCATTAGAATCAGCATTATCTTCATTAACTGCAGGTGGAGGCTCTACTATTAAATTGCCTACTGTAGCAATCAACACGTATGATAGAGCATCTCTAACATCTCTGATTGATAACGTATTAGGTAATCCAATTATACCTAGACCAAACTTATTGGGTGAAATTTCAGCAGGAGCAGTGTCTTCTGTAATGGCACTACAGCAACTAAGAAAAGATTTAAGTGGAGACATTAAAAAATTAAATGCAATGCAAAAAGATGTTGCAGAGAAACAAAGAGCAGTCTTTGCGGCACAATCAAACTTCCCAGCAGGCTCTGCTGAAATAGCGGCTGCCGAAGCAATGTATCAATCAGCGGCAACTAGCCCAGCATTGTTATCATTGATTAATAAAGTTGAATCTGCAAAAGAAAATATTGCAGGAAGCATTGTTACTCCTCCTCAACCTTCCCCAGCAACTGACCCATTTAGTGATATTGAAAAAGTATTGCAAAGTGCATCTGATAGTACTAAAAATCAAGCAATTAATAGTGAATCAAATGATGTTGCTCCAACTGGAGATGACTTCAGACTTGACCCGTATAATCAAAATGACTTTACTGGCCAATATACTTCAGATACATATTCAGATATTATAGCAACTACTACAAAAACATTTATTGAGCCTATATATGAGATCGTAGATGAAGGAGCAAACGTCCCAGAAAATACAGTAGAAGCAATTACTGGAGGTATTACAGACGGTATGGTCGGTGGTGCCGCACAGAGTGGCGAGTTTTACGGTGATGTTAATCCAGGAAATGAGATGGGACAAGGCGGCTATGGTGGCGGCGGCGGCTATTGGTATTGGGATCAGGTAGGAACTTGGAAACTAAAGTAGGGTATAAATAGTATTATGTCAACATACGTAGGATTCTCAACAATTAACGCTAATAAGGCTAGAACAGTTAATCCTCCACCTGGAATAGACGGACAAGCAAACGGAATTACTAATCCTATAGTCTTTGGTAAAAAGTTTAAACTGACAGACGAACAACTCGTTATACAAGATTTAGTCAATGCACTTAATATTCGTAAAGGTGAAAAAGTAGGGCAACCTAGTTACGGTACAACTTTATGGGATTTTATCTTTGAGCCTAATACAGCAGACGTTCAAACAGCATTAAAAGACGAACTTAGACGAGTATGTGCTTTAGATCCACGCATCCAAGTTAATACAGTACATGCATACCCCAGAGAAAACGGTATTTTAGTAGAAATTCAACTCTCTATCAACCCTTTCAACAATGGAGGCGATCTAGCATTGTTCTTTAATTCTCAAACAAACACAGCCGCTATATCTTAAAAATCGTCGGTTTTCCATAAAGATAAATATAATAAACAGGGAATTACTATGGCGACAAGTTCAAGGCAATCAGGATTATTCGGAGTCAATGATTGGAAAGCAATCTATGAAACCTTTCGTGAGGCTGACTTTCGATCCTATGATTATGAGACATTAAGAAAAAGTTTTATCGACTACCTTCGTCTCTATTATCCTGAGACTTACAACGATTACATTGAAAGTTCAGAGTTTATTGCTCTACTCGATGTTATGGCCTTTATGGGTCAAGGTCTTGCTTTTAGAAACGATTTAAACACACGTGAAAATTTCATAGACACAGCCGAACGTAGAGACTCAGTAGTTAAACTTGCAGACTTAGTTAGTTATACTCCTAAAAGAAATACATGTGCATCAGGGTACTTAAAAGTATCTACAGTAAGAACATCTGAAAGCATAACAGATGCAAATGGAGTTAACTTAAGTAACGTTCCAATAAGTTGGAATGATCCTTCTAATCAAAATTGGTTAGATCAGATGAATACAGTATTCAATGCGGCTATGGTTGATTCACAAAAAATAGGTAGACCGGGAAACAGTTCTGAAATCTTAGGTGTAACAACAAGTGAGTATGGAATACAAACACCCACAAACACATTACCAATTGTACCGTTTACTACAATAGTTGACGGAACATCAATGAACTTTGAATTAGTAAGTGCAACATCACTTGACCAAGAATATGTATATGAGATTCCACCTGCACCGACTGGTCAACTTAACATGTTATATAGAAATGACAAGTTAGGATTCGGAAGCCCTAACACAGGATTCATGTTCTATTTTAAACAAGGTTCATTACAGCCATACAACTTTAATTTTCAACAACAGATTTCAAATCAATCGATTAATATTGATATTGAAGGAGTTAATCAGACTGACACATGGCTATATCAAACAAGCCTTGACAACACTACAGGTCTATGGAAGCAAGTAGAAAATGTTTATGCAGATGCATACTTACAAACAGAATCAAGTAATAAGAAAATTTTCTCTGTTGGCTCACGTGCAAACGATCAAGTCACATACGTATTTGGTGACGGTGTGTTCTCAGAGATGCCCATAGGTAGCTTTAGAGCATATGTAAGATCAAGTAATGCATTAACATATACTATTGACCCTTCTGAAATGAATGGCGTTGCAGTTTCTATAACATATGTAAGTAGAACAGGAAGAAACGAAACTCTGACAATGAACTTAGCATTACCTGTAACAGTAACAAATGCACAAGGTAGAGAATCATTATCCGCAATTAAACAAAGAGCACCTACAAGATACTATACACAAAATCGTATGGTGAACGGAGAAGATTACACAAATTTCCCTTATACTCTTTATAACTCTATTATTAAATCAAAAGCAATTAATAGAAGTTCTATCGGTGTATCTAAGAATTTAGATTTACTTGACCCAACTGGCAAGTATTCAAGTACAAACTCATTCGGAGACGATGGTGCATTGTACCAAGAATCTATTAATGGATTTTTAACACTACAAGCAGATAATACATCAGACATCATTCAGTTCTTTACAGATGACTTAGCATCAGTTCTTGCATTAAATCGTGCTAATCAATACTATATTCAGAACTATACTCGTTATGCATATCCAGGCACAGGTGGAGGCACTACTTTATATTGGAAAACAAGTTCTGTAGACTCATCAAGTGAAACAGGATATTTTTATTCATTGTCTGGCGCAATAGAACTGCCACAGCCATTAGGAACTTTTACAACTACTAATGCAAAGTATGCAACAACAGGAGCATTATTGAAATTTATTGCACCTAATGGTAACTACTTTGATGCAGACAATCGTTTAGTTGCAGGTGTGCCGACTGGTGGAGAAAAGAATTATATATGGTCAACAGTATTAAATGTTGTTGGCGACGGTAACAACAACGGCGAAGGCAAGTTTGCAAATGGTCAAGGCCCAGTTACATTAAATGGCTATGTACCAAACGGAGTAACTGTTACAGAAATTATACCTGTCTTTGATAATTCATTGTCAAGTACAATTATACAACAAGCGATTCTTAAAATTGAATTGCAACAAGACTTTACTTTAATCTTTAACAATGCATTGTTAATCAACCAAGAACGTTGGTCAATCGGCGCGGCATCAAACGCAAACTACTTTGTTAAATTTACAAGTTTAGGAAACAATCGTTATACAATAACTTATAGATCATTAACATATTACTTTGGTAGTGTTGCTGATACTCGTTTTACTTTTAATAAAAATGAATTAGTATACGATCCGTTTACTGGTAAAATCATACAAGACTTTATTAATGTATTAGGTATTAACACAGTCTTCAATAGTGCAATGGCATTAGGAGAAGATACAAAAGTTAATATTCTAGGACAGACTGTCGAAAGTGATGGATACGTGAATGACTTCCAAGTAGAAATTGCCGCAACTGATGTTAACAACGGACAATTAATTTTAGACCCAGATTTCTTTAATGATATTACTGGTTATGTCAATGCAGGTGCAAACATAGGAGTCTATGTTTTCTTTAGAACGATTACAGACCCTGTAAACTTAACAAGACAACTTATTGTTCCTAGTAGTGATATTGTTTACACATACGGAACTAAAAATCAAATTGAAATTGTAAAATATGAATTTGCTGTCGGTCAATTGTTTTATGCATACACTGACAATAAATTTTATAAGTCAGTACAAGATCCTACAGTAACTACTCCGTCATATATTGTAACACTACAAACAGACTACTCTGTTAAATCGGGTAGACAAGGAATAGACTATCAATATAGACATAATGCCAACAATACAACACGTATTGATCCAGCAACTACAAACATTGTTGATTTGTACTTAGTTACTCAAGCATACTATACAGCATATAATAACTATGTTAAAGACACTACATCTACTGTTGTTAAACCAAATCAACCAACACTAAATGAACTAAACACATCATATCCATTGGTACAAGATTATAAAATGCTATCGGATTCAGTCATATTAAATAGTGTTACATTTAAACCCTTGTTCGGTGCGAAAGCAGATCAATCATTGAGAGCAACTATCAAAGTAGTAAAATCACAGTCAACGAATGCATCTAACAGTGAAATCAGAAGTTCTGTGTTAGCGGGGATGGATAGTTATTTTGATATTAATAATTGGAACTTCGGCGATACTTTCTTCTTCTCAGAATTGAGTGCGTATCTACATGAACAAATAGGAGAACTACTGAGTTCGGTTATACTTGTTTCAGATGATCCAGAAAAACTATTCGGTGATCTTTATGAAATTAAATGTAGACCTTATGAAATATTTGTAAACGCGGCTGTTACAGAAGATATAGTAATTGTACCCGCATTAACTCCTGCAACAATGCAGTCTTAAGGTTAAAAGCAAACTATGGCAAAGATCAGAACACTAGAGTTTTTACCCGAGATATTTAAAACCTCTACCAACGCACAGTTCTTAGGAGCAACACTAGACCAGCTAGTCAACGAACCCAGTACACAAACGTTACAAGGGTATGTTGGTAGTAAATTTGGTTACGGTGTCAATGCAAAAGATTACTATGTAACAGAGCCAAACAAAACACGAACAGATTATCAATTATCACCTGGTACTACATTCTTAAATGAGAATCAATCGACTGCCAAAGATTTCG